CACCCTAATAAAAATATAGACGCCTTACTATACAAAGCAGGTTGGGTAAAACACCCTAGCACAATATGGTTATTTGAGTCTGCTTATAATTATATATGGTTGTATAAACATATGATGGCTTTGAATGAAGAGTATAAAAAAAGGTATAATCATACAGACGACCATATTACAATTCAAAAACTAGGTGAGTTATTGAGACACCCACCTAAAAATGCAAAAATAAATAAGATTGCAACTGACCCAAAACCAGCAATGCCTGAACATTGTAAAGTTGATGGTGACGCAGTAGCTAGTTATAGAAACTACTATATACTAGAGAAAAAAAGATTTGCTACCTGGAAGGCACCTGCTAAAATGCCTGATTGGTACAAAGAAGGTAAAATTTATGGCAATGTTGAAGAAGAACAATACATCTAGGCAAAAAATTTTTGAAAGAAATCCAAACACAGGTGTGATACGTTGGAGATATACAGATGAATCACCCGATAAGTTTGGTTGGCCTAATTATGGTAGAATTTTAAAGGAGAAGAAAAATGGCAAACGTAAATGAGTATAACAGAGCTAATATGATTGAGGCTATTAAAGAACACGCAAAAGGTCATATTAAAAAGCACTCAATGAATGTTGAAATATATTTGAAGAACGCCGCTGGTGTAGGCGAACATCCAGATGTATTAGACGCTGTTGAAAAAGAGCTTGAAGTTATAGCAAAATATGATGACCAATTAGAAGTTATCAAAAAATATTTTGAACAAAGCGACCCTTTTAAAAGTCAGCAGTAATGAAAAATATCATTGACCCTAAAAATCCACACACGGTAGGTAAAAGTGTTTTGAATCTAGGTAATCACGTATTGATACTAGGTTTTATAGGTGCTCTAGTGTTTGTGGTAATGGCGAGTTATTAATGCCAACATATACATTTGAAAATACAAAGACAGGTAAAGTGTTTGACGAATATATGTCTATTTCAGATAGAGAGACATATTTAGAACAAAATCCACACATTAAACAACTTATTAATAAGATAAATATAGTTAGTGGTACTGGAGGTATCAAGAATGATTCAGGTTGGAATGATAATTTACAAAGAATTGCTGAGGCACATCCTACAAGCCCTTTAGCAGACCGATATGGTAAGAAGTCAATTAAAGAAATAAAAACAAAACAGGTCGTAGAAAAACACCGTAAAAGAAAAGGAAAATAATGTCTAAAGATATACCAGATTTTATGCGTGGATTTGACCTTGATGATGATTGGGGTATGACACCTGTTGGTGAAATGCCAAAGGCAGAACCAAGTATAGACCCCAAAGCAATTGACAATCAGAATTTAGAATTATCAAAAGTAAAGAGTGACGTTTCATCAATCAAAAGTATGATGAATGAGATAATGCAAATTGTATCGGAAAAAGAAACGATAACAAAAGAGATAAGTGATAAAGAAATATTAGGTAAGTTTAAAGATATAGAAAAACTTATCTTACCGTTTTTATATAACTTAATGAAGTCAGACGAACCTTATATACATTGGCCGAACAGAGCGCCAATAATTAAGGCTCAGATAGAAAAACTACTCAAATTAACAAGAGGATAATATGGATACTAATAAATTAAGAGAACAATTAAAAATAGACGAAGGCGTAAAATACGAAGTCTATGATGACCACCTGGGATACAAAACTTTTGGAATTGGCCATTTAGTGGTAGCAGGTGATGAAGAATATGGAGCACCAGTAGGCACTCCTGTTTCAGAGGAAAGAGTAAATGCAGTATTTGATTCAGATGTACAGAAATATATTGATGAGTCAAAAAAGGTATTTCCTAACCTTGAAGATTTACCAGAAGAGGCGCAACAAGTAATCGTAAATATGTGCTTCAATATGGGAGCACCAAGACTAGGTAAATTTAAAAAATTTATTGCAGCTGTAAATGATGGTAACTGGTCAACAGCGGCAGTAGAAATGATGGATAGTCGTTGGGCAAAACAAGTAGGTAAAAGAGCAGAAAGATTAAGAGATAGAGTTGAAGCGTTAGCGTGAAACCTCAAACGTCTTAATGATGAAAAAGAGGCCGAAGGATTGAAAGAACGTAATAAAGCAAATGAAGAATTAATGAAATATAGGTCAATCTAGGCTTGACAATATAATAATATAGTATATAATGAACATATGAAAAATACGATAGGAACAATATAATGAAGAATTTTGTACAATTAGATGAGAGTAAATTCCCAAATACAAAGGGAATGAATCAGAATGGTTTTAGGTTCTATGCTGTAGATGGTAAGCATTATCCATCTGTGACCACAATTTTAGGTGTTCAAAAGAAAGAAGGCCTAGAGAAGTGGCGAAAGAGTGTTGGCGAAGACGCAGCTAAATGGGAAATGGCAAGAGCGGCTCGTAGAGGTAAAGCGACACATACTTTAATTGAACAATACCTAAAAGGTCAACCTTTTACAATTAAAGATGTATTGCCAAATGGTATGTTTAAATTGATGACACCATACCTAGAACAGATTAATAATATTCATTGTCTTGAAAAAATTATGTTCTCACATAAACTTACCCTTGCAGGTCAAGTTGATTGTATAGCAGAGTATAATGGTAAGTTATCAGTAATTGATTTCAAAACTGCCAACAAAGAACGTATTGATAGTTGGAATGAGAACTATTATCTTCAATGTACTGCTTATGCGATTATGTATGAAGAGCTATTCGGTAAACCCATAGACCAAATTGTTGTTTTACAAGCAGGTGAAGATGGTAGTTGTAATAGTTTTGTAAAACAAAAGTCAACATATTTGTCTCAACTAGAAAAAGCTATTAAGGACTTTTATAAATATTATGAAGAACTTAATAAAGAAAAGATAAATCAATAATCAAGCCTTATTAAGTCTCATAGGAGACAAAATGAAAAAAATATTATTAGCAATATTATTTAGCTTAGGTGTATTTACTGCTCAGGCAGACCACGAACTAGAGAATCCAGGTATGTACGGACTAGCGCCGTTAGGTTTACCTGCTCAATGTGGACCTAGTGAAGTTGTGAATCAATACATATTGAGGTTTGGTTTTAATCCAGAGACGGTATCCGTAGCGAGAGAGGGTGCTCAAGAAGAAGCGCCTCCAGCCTATTTCGTATATACGTTTGTGTCAAAAGATAGAAGTCAACACCTTATTGTTTTAACAAGTCCAGATGGATTTGAAAGTTGTATCGTATCACACTCATTTGACCTGGCGTATTCGCACAGAGAGCAAACATAGAATTACTTGTTGACGTAAAGTATAATAGGTATAGAGGACGTGGGTGCAAATCCCACCACCTCCACCATAAACACATTAGAGGAGATTAGTATGTTTAAATGGTTATTAAATTTACTTACTTATAAACATCCAGGAGATTTAAGTAAGCATAGATTACATACTTTAAATTATGAAGACCTTTGTAAATAGTGTGCTTATGGGGGGTGTGTTAGGTTCGACTCGTATTGAAAAACTTTAAAGAGAGTAATAGTAGGCGTACTTAAACGCATTTTTAAATGGCAACGATAATTTTGCCCTTGCAGCTTAACGGCTAACGGAGTTTGTGGTGTACTTGGCAACAGAAACACCACGCTTTACATTTAATTTAAATTATGATATAAAGAGAGATATGAATAGTAAAGAATTTACAGCAAAAATAAACGATATAGTTAAAGAGAAAAAACCAATAACTTATATTGACGCAATAGTACATTATTGTGAGGCACACAACATTGAAGTAGAAACAACTTCAAGATTAATTTCAAAATCATTAAAAGAAAAAATCAAAGCTGAGGCTATAAATGCCAATATGTTAAAGATAAAGAAAGGTGGTACATTACCAGTATGAATGGCCTAGAGTTTCTTTATCACACGTTATTTGTAGAAGTAGATAAAGGTCTATGGGGTATAATCTTATTAGGTATCATATTCACTCTTATAAGTATATGGAATGACTTTGGTTATAGTGAAAATAGGGACAAACATTAATGTATGGTGGATTTGATGTATATAAAGTGTACCTTGGTGTCAAATTACATTTTACAACAGACACATATGATTATATAAAATATGGCGGTAAAACAAATGCAACATTGGATACGTTCACTAAAAGAAAAGATAGATATTTTTTTCATAAGTTATCTAAGCGATATAATGAACGAGATATCTTGGATTATTTTGTTGCTAATTTTGTTATTAATGGCGACAAGTGGATAGGAAACTTATTAGATAATGAAGGTACTGAAAATTACACCAGATATAAAAGATATAAAGAATCTTTTAGATACCATTTTCGGGACGATTGCGTACGGATTAATGATGATTTTATCCGTAGGCGCATTTCTTTTGATGATGGTTTTCGGGTTAATATGGGACAACATCCTAGAGTCTTACGATTACTTATTCAAGGGAAAATTAAACACGAAACCGCCATCTATTTGGATAAACACCTTGCGTTTTTTAAAGATTGGGACAAAGATATTACTGAAAAAGTTGTCTGGCCTAAAATCTCACATACGATTACCAGAATGAAACCATTTTTGAACTTCAATGCTACAGAAGCAAAAATGATTATGAAAGAAATATTTTATGGATAAGGAACAATTAGATAGAATAGAAAAAAAAATAGACAAGTTAAACAAAAAACTTGATACACATATCAGAGAGATATGGTCTGTATATGAACCAATAAAAAAAATATTAGAAAAGTTAGAACGATTTAAGTTATGGTAAAAGAAGTAAAAGAACAAATAGAAAAATGGAAACCTAAACTAGATGACAAGATTAAAGCCTTGAACTCATCAAGAGTATTTAAAAAGATAACACCAAAAGGTGATTTGTCTTGGTATATCAAATGGGCTTCTAGTATTATCATAATTTTTGGTATGATGTTATCTAGTGCTAACATTTATCCTATGAATATTTGGGTGCATTTATTTGGTGTATCAGGATGGATGATAGTGGGTATGTTATGGCACGATAGAGCATTGATATTTTTAAATGGTGTTGCAATATTTGTATTTGCAAGTGGTTTAGTTAATCATTATTATGGCTAGAGTATTTTGTATAGGTAATGGTGAATCTAGATTAGGTTTTGATTTAGAAAGATTAAGACCATTAGGCACCATTATTGGTTGTAATGCCTTGTATAGAGACTTTAAACCAGACGCCCTAGTTTCAGTTGACCACGGTATAATGCACGAAATATACCATAGTGGTATAGCATACGAAGTACCATCATATTTTAGAGATTGGACAAAAGTACCCGCTAATTTGTATAGACTTATGGTAGAGGGCAACGTATCTGAATTAGATGTAGACCTAATTAAAAAGACTAAAGGTGTATTTAATTCAAATGAAAGAGGTCAGGCTACAGAGTTTGTATTTCACGGTTCTAAATTAGAAGGCCTAGCACATATAATTAAGAAAAATAAAGAAGTAATAGAGAAACAAATAAGTGTAGGTCAAATTAAAATATCTTGGATACACCCTAAAAGAGACAAGTCAACAAGTCTTACTGATATAATGGAAAAAGATAGAGGTTGGGCTTGTGGTCCTAGTAGTGGTTTTGTGGCTTGTAAGAAGTATGAGGCGACAGAGGTGTTTCTAATAGGTCACGATTTAAAATCAAAAACAGACCGAATCAATAACATTTATAAAGGGTCAAAACACTATCTAGCACCAGAAAATAGCCCTACACCACACGATAATTGGGTGAATCAATGGTTGCAGTTGTTTAAACTATACCCTAATACCACTTTTTACAAGGTAAATAGAGATTTAAACTTGAAAGATAACGTCAATCAACACGTTCCAGAATGGGCAGGCACACAAAATTTATTTTATGTTGACTATTCCAGCATTGACAATCTTGAACAAATTTGATATATTAATAATATGCGTAAAGTTATTTTATTTGCAAGTAAAGTAATCTTTCTGGCTGAACAATGCTTAAGAGGGCATAAGGCAGAGGTATGGAGGGTTATGGCCGAATGGCTGAAGACACCATATTTCGTTTTGAGTAGGGACCATCTTCAATCAAGATTGGACTCTTCCTGGAAGATTGTGGGTAAACCAATAAGTCCCACGAAAGACGCATACAATTTTTAACAAAGAGAATGTATATGAACGGATTTAGAATACCAAAGGTGACATTTAGAACTAGAGTTGGTGATGAAGTAGAAACAGATGGTGGTTGTGCTATCGGTGGACAATGGCTGAATAAAACAACAGATGATTATTTTAAAGGCAAAAGAGTTGTATTGTTTAGCTTACCAGGTGCATTTACACCTACTTGTTCATCACAACAATTACCAGGATTTGAAGAAGAGTATGCTCAAATAAAATTATTAGGTGTAGATGAAGTTTATTGTGTATCAGTAAATGATTCTTATGTAATGAATGCTTGGGCAGAACATATGAAAATACAAAGTGTCAAGATGATACCTGATGGCTCTGGTAATTTTACAAGATTTATGGGAATGCTAATTGGTAAAAACCATTTAGGTTTCGGTAATAGGAGTTGGAGATATATGGCAGTTATTAATGACGGCGTTGTTGAAAAATGGTGGCAAGAACCAGGTATCAACAATGAAGGCTTAGATGATGACCCATACTTTGAAACAACACCAAAAAATATGGTAGATTATTTACGTAATGCAAAGTAAAACTATTATAAATAACTATGAAGGCGATAATACAGCCTACACAAATACAACGAACATATTTAATACAAAGGAGATATAATATGGACTTTGAAAGTTTAAAATCAAGTGCTTCTAACTTTGATAAGATAACAAAAGCATTAGAAGCTTCAACAGAAAAACCAGAATCATCTGGTAGTAAATCAAGCAAATATCAAGACGACAGAATTTGGAAACCTGAACTAGATAAAACTGGTAATGGTTATGCAGTAATCAGATTTTTGCCGGCCTCTTCAGGTGAAGAAATGCCTTGGCAAAGAGTTTGGTCACACGCTTTCCAAGATAAAGGCGGTTGGTATATTGAGAACTCACTAACAACTCTAAATCAAAAAGACCCGGTGTCTGAAGAGAATACAAGACTTTGGAATACTGGTGTTGATAGTGACAAAGAGATTGCTAGAAAACGTAAGAGAAAATTATCTTACTACTCTAACATCTATGTTGTAAGTGACCCGAAACATCCAGAAAATGAGGGTAAAGTTTTCTTGTTTAAGTTTGGTAAAAAAATCTTTGATAAGATTACTGAAGCAATGCAACCAGCATTTGATGATGAAACACCAATTAATCCATTTGACTTTTGGAAAGGTGCTAACTTCAAGTTGAAGATTAGAAAAGTTGATGGTTATTGGAATTATGATAAGTCAGAATTTGAGGGCATATCGCAAGTAAAAGAGTCAGATGACGATATCAAAGCGATATGGGCTAAACAATACCCTCTATTACCTTTTGTTGACCCTAGTAATTTTAAGACCTATGATGAACTCAAAGAGAAACTGAATAGGGTAATTATGGGACAACGAAACACAGAGACCGTGGAAAATGTAGACCTCCCACCACAAACCACAACGTCTGTGCCAAGCTCAAGTGATGTAAAATCTGAGCCTGCTAGTGATGATGACGATACTTTGTCATATTTTAGTAGATTAGCAGACGAAGATTAATCTTTCTCTCTCAATCACGAATGCTTAACCCTTAGCGAGAAATCGCTAAGGGTTTTCTTATAAATAGTGGTATGGTAAATATATTTAATCCACTAGTTGATTTACAAGACAAACAACTTAAATCGGCGTCTTGGTATCGTAATGCAGCTTCATTAATTGCAGATAGAGCAACATCTGGTAAGTTAATGAGAGACGGTAAATTATTAGGTAAACCAAGTGCAGGTAGAATGTCAATGTTTATCTATGACCCTAAAACTAAAGCAAAACTACCGTTTTATGATACGTTTCCACTAGTGTTGCCAATTGACACGTTTAGAGGAGGTTTTATAGGTTTAAACTTTCACTATCTCCCCTATGGTTTACGATATAAATTATTAGACCAATTACAGCAATTTAGTACGAACACGAAGTTTGACCAATCAACAAGATTACAAGTGACGTATGACGCTGTAAAGAATATTGGTCTAATTAAACCAGCGATTAAAAAATATCTTTTTAGATATGTAAGAAGCAATTTTTTAAGAGTTGACGTAGATGAAATGGCGATTGCAATATATCTACCAGTAGCAAAATTTCAAAAGGCAAGTCTTGGTCAAGTATTTGCAGACAGCAGAAGGAAAATATAATGAAAAATTATTTTATATTATTTGCAATGTTATTTGTATTATCATTATCGGCGTGTTCTATACCAAAAGAGCCTAGATTGGCATTTGGTAAAAAGTGCGTTGAGAAAAATAGTGATATTGTATATTCATATGTTTGGTTATACAATAAAGGTAATGGTTTAGAAGCAAACAAACAGACTTGTAAATTAATAGAGGACTAAAATGGCGGTATTAAGAGGCGGTAGACGTATAGGTAATTTTGATATCAGAGTTGGTTTACCTAGAGATAGGTCACTAATTGATATACATAAAGACCCTAGATTGCAGAGGCAACCAGGTGGTGCTGGCGTATTGCAAAGGTTTCAATCACAAATAAATCAAGGTGAAGGCTTTGCTAGACCAAATAGATATGTTATTAGATTAAATTTACCTAATAACATTGCACAGGAGGCCATCAATAGAAGAAACGACCCTATGGCAATTAGGCACGGTACTCTACCGGCCGCTAATAATGATTTAGAAAGTAAACAAACACTTGAAAGTATTAATATGATGTGTAATGCTGTGACTTTGCCAAACAGAGATATAAACACGGTAGCACATAGAACATACGGACCAAAAAGAGAAATGCCTTATGCATATAGTTTTAGTGGTCAAATAGAATGTTCTTTTTATGCAGATAAATTTTTAAGACAAAGATTATTTTTTGAAAATTGGCAAAAGAAAATAATTAGTCAAGAAAGTCACTCAATGAGATTTTATGATGACTATGTTGGCAGTATGGATATTTTGACATTAGGTCAGTTTGACGCAAAACAAGATGATGACGCAAGAGTGACATACGCAGTAAGATTGTCTGAAGTTTACCCTCAAACTATTGGTTCTATTGAGTATAGTTATGGTGCAGATGAACAAACGATAGTACCTATTACATTGAATTTTAGAACTTGGATAAATTTAACAATGGACCAAGTTAATAATGCAACAACAGGTAAATCACTTGGTGATGTACCTACAATAAAAGCAGGAAAAGATTTTGGCTTGTTTGGTGGTTTATTAGGTAAACTGCCGCCTGAATTAAGAAGAGCAGGCAGAGACGCCTTACAAGTGGCAAGACGTTCTTTACCTATTGGTAAAGTGACAGGTGGTAGATTATTCCCACCATTTGGCTAATATATTATAAAGGAGATAAATTATGGCATTGCCTATATTAGAAACAGCGACATATGAGTTGACGTTACCTTCAGCAGATATTGTTGTAAAGTATAGACCATTTCTGGTAAAAGAGGAAAAGGTTTTATTACAAGCACTAGAGACGCAAGATGACAAGGAAATTAAAAATGCAATCAAAGAGATTGTTAATACTTGTACGTTTGGTTCTTTAGACGCAAGTAAAATACCAACGTTTGATTTAGAATATGTATTTTTACAAATACGAAGTAAATCAGTTGGTGAGGTAGCAAATGTAAGATTACTATGTCAAGACGACAAAGAAACTTACGTAAACACCGAAGTAGATTTGACGAAAGTTGAGGTACAAGTAGATGATAAACACACTAACAATATTATTATTGATGAAGATAAGAATATTGGCCTAGTGATGAAATATCCTACAATTGACACCGTTGACCCTGCTTTGAATACAAAAGGTTTAAAAACAGCGCAATTATTTGATATGATTATTAAATGTATTGATTCAGTATATGAAGGCGAAACTCAACATAAAGTTAGTGATTATTCAAAAGAAGAAATGAATAAATTTTTAGAAAGTTTAGACAGAAAAGCTTTTGATAAAATCAATAATTTTTTTGAGACTATGCCACAATTGAGACACGAAGTTGAGATTGAAAACCCTAAAACTAAAGTAAAGAGTAAAGTAGTGATGAAAGGGGCACAGGATTTTTTCGTATTGCCCTCTCTCACGACAGCTTAGAGAATTACTTTAAGGTGAATTTTGCGTTAATGCAACATCATAAATATTCTCTAACAGAGTTAGAGGGTATGCTACCTTGGGAGAGGGAAATATATGTAGACCTTTTGGTAACTCATATTAAAGAAGAGAACGAAAAGGCTAGAGAGAGGAAACAATAATGTTTGAAGAACAAAAAAAATCAGCCGTTGATAAAATCAAATGGCTATGGTGGTTTTTAAAAGAAGAACTACCACAATTCTTATCAAACTGGAGAACCGTACCTAGATTAATGATGGTACTATATGGTCTAGTATTCTATGAAACTATGACCTGGTTTATGGCACTAGAAGCTCCTAATAACGCACAGGCAGGTTTTGTATCTGTCGTTGTTGGTGCTGGCGCTGCCTGGTTTGGTTTATATGTAAACGGTAAATCAAGTAAGATTCAAAATAAATAGGAGTACACAAATGGCTTGCAATAATTGTGGACACGATAGACATTGTGGTGAAACGTGTACACAAACATACAAAGATGGCGATGGTAAAGATATATTAGTTTTATGTTGCAATAGTTGTAGTTGTAAGAAGTGTAAAGAGTAATGGCAGAGGTTTTAGCAGCTCAAGGTATAGTCAATACAATGCAAAAACAAGTTGGTTCTTCATTGACCAATGTTGCTGCTATGTTGCCTCCACCACCACAAATATTAGCACCTGAAGAAAACCCTCAAAATAGACCAGGTTTTAAACTATTAGAGTCTATAGCATATAACACAGAAAGAACTTTTAAAAAAGTCGCTGCTGTAGGTTTTTTATTACAATCACAAATAGATTTAGCTGAAGAAAAAGAAAGAAGAGAAAGAGACCAAGCCTCTGAACTTGCTAAAGAACAAGCAAGACTTGGAACAGGTACAATTGGTGATGATACTGGTGAAAAAACAGGTGAAGACGTAACCAAAAAATTTGATATGGAAAAAATGAAAGATTTTTTAACACTTGGTCTTGGTACAACATTATTATCAGGTGCCGCTTTGAAGGCTGCTGGTGCAGCTTTAGGTACGAAATTATTAAAAGGTGGATTTTATGGTGCATTGGCAGCTGTAGCATCCGGCCCTCTGATAGAATATATTGATAAAGAGTTTGAATTAGAACTAACTGAATCATCTAAAAAAGATATTAAGAACAAATTTGTAGGCGCTGCTGTTGGTTTTGGTGTTGCAGGTATACCTGGTGCTATCGTAGGTGCAACAGCAGGCCATATTGCTAAAGTTGCAAGTTATATTTCAGGTAATTTAGACGCAAAGAAAGTAAAAGATTCAGATTTTGCAGGTGCAGCCATAGGTACAGCAGCTGCTAGTATATTTACAGCAGGTAAAGTTGGTGCATTATTGGCTGGTTCTAAAATAGGTGCAGTAGCAACATTTGGTACTGCCTTGGCGTCATTGCCTGTATTAATTGGTATTGGTGGTGCAGTTGCTCTAGGTGCAGGTGCAATGTTTATTACAAAAAAGATAGATGAATACCAAGAAGAAACTTTAAATAAATTAGAAAAGACAACAGAAAAATTAAGTAAAGAAATGGGCGAGTGGGCTGCTAAAGAAGAAGAGGGTCTACTTGAAAGAATGGGTATTAGATTAGGTAAATTGTCAGCAATAGGTCAGGCCTCTGTCGCTACAGACGAAGCTCAAGAACAATTAAAACAAAAAGGTGTAGAGAAATTTACTGCTGATAAAACACAACAAACAAAATTAAAAGCATTAGCAGATACAATAATTGGTTATAGTGACCAGGCATTGAGAGA